ACCACGACGTCTACCACCAGCACCACCACCAAATCCACCGCCACCTGATCCGCCACCTGATCCGCCACGTGGAGTAACATTGATCATTCCACGACGACCACCGCCACCACCAAATCTACCGCCTCTACCACCGCCAAATCCACGACCTTCTATAGATCTTTCTTCTCTCATTGCTGATGATCTTCCAGATTTTGCTTTTTGTTGAGACATAAACATCTGGAAAAGATAACCATTAAACATGATTGCCTTTGCCATATCAGCTTGTGTATTTGCAAGACCGTCCATAGTCGAGTCTTGTCTTGATATCGCTGACGCTACTTGTACTAATCCTCCTTGTACACCACGAAGTCCAGTAACAATTGCGTTTGATAACGGTGCAGTATCTGTTATATTTGATACTTCATTAGTTACATTATAATCAAATCCACCACGAAATCTTTGTTTATAGGAAGCAGCAGGATTAGTACCAGGTCCTGACGCACCCATTCTGCCCCTAGTTCTTGAAATTCTATCTCCACCAAATCTATTTCCTAATGCTCTCCCAAAAAAATATCCTTTACCTATTCCTGCTTCTTGTAATGATGTTCCTCCTGCCTCTGCCATTCCTGCTGCGTAGGCACGCTCCTCTGACGCCATATTAGAAGCTTCTTTTAAACGCTTTCCAATTTGGTTTGCTATGATGCTAGTGTAATCTTTATTACCTCTAGTATCAGTATAACCTACGGTTCCACTTGCCATTATTGTTGTTTTTGTTGTTCTTGTTTAACTTGATCTAGGTATTGCGTTAAGAGAGAAACATAAACTTGTCTCTCAAATGGCATCATATTTTCAATTTCACTCAAATTGTATTTATGGTGCTGCATTAAAGCAAAGTTAGTCTTGTAATACCCCTCTAGCGTATTATGAAAGAGGGCTATCCGAAAAAAGATGATAATCCAGATATCGTATATTCAGATTCAACATCAGTTTTAGGATTAGTGACTTTAAACTTATGTTCTAGTCTTGGTGATGTTTCAAAAAATTTCTGGAGTTTTTCCATCTGTGCATTAGTCAAACTTTCCACAAATTGCTTAAATTCCTTAGGAGTAGTGGTAGATTCATCAAATACCTCTTCTCCTTGGAATATCTGGTCTATACTTTCTGCGATTATATCCAAAACAGTATCTTCATTAACTTCTTTCTGTGCAAACTGTGCATCTACAAATCTATTAAATGATGGATACTTCATTATAACACCAGTGGTGTCGGTTAGCATAATTTTATTACTATGTCCTTTAGGAAAATTAACTTTAACATCTGTGAGATTTAGATTATATCTAACATTTGTTTTTTCATCATCCTGACAAGTAACATTAATTTCAACAATTTCACCAACTGATACAGCACGAATATTAAGGAAAATATACTCCAAATCAAAAGTTGCTAAATTTTCAAGTTTTATTCTTGATGATATGCAACCTTTTAACAAGGTTAGTACAGCGTTTCTAATATTCTCGTCACTTCCACTTTCTAATGCCATTAGTAGCACTTTCTCTTCTTTTACAAGAAATGGGCGAAATTTTATCTTTTTCTTTGTTGATGGAACTTCCAAGTCATACGTTGGTAAGTCCATGGTTGGCAATGCCATAATATCTACTCCAAGGTCATATTTATATTTAGCAGACTTTTCAGACAAAAAAATAGCGGGAAATTTTTTCCCGCTTTTATGGAATTGAAAAATCAATTTTGCTATTGACCACGACCATAAAGTTTTTCTGGGTCATCATAATCTCTCTCTGCATCCTCTGCTATTTTCCTTAGTCTCTCTATTTCTTTTGACATATTTGATTGTGAAACAGGGTCATGGTAAACAATACGATGCTTGCTGTAATAAAACTGTGCTGTTACCTTTGTTATAGATGCAGATCCAAATTGTAGAGGAACCGCATCAATTGCAAATGGCCATGCTCTCTCCATGACATAAGTCATTGATGTTCTTAAACTACCATCTCTTCTAGGACCTAGTTCTGTCTTGGTTACATATATGTTTCTACAATAAGTATCTGGGTAATTTAATTGAACTGTTCTATTTTTTGGTCTCATAATTGTTCTTGCATCAGAAGGTGTAGAACCTGGAGATTCATCCACAGGAGAATAAAACCCACTACCAGCATCACCACCATCAGCATATTCTGGAAATATTTGTCCAAACCACTGATTCAAGAATAATAGCGGTGTCATAGAAGCATCACATTGGAATCCTAACTGCATTTCTGTGAATACTCTTGTATGTGGGTAGTTTACTTGACCCTCACCCATGTATCTACCTTTTATTGTTCCAGTTGCTGCGTTTACATTTGGTAACTGTGCTTCATCACAAAGGAAAGCAAATAAGTTACCAGTACCTGGTACATCGAACTTTACTAGAAAGTTATTTGCCATTGACATTCCGCCATTGGCATTCATTGTTGTTAGAAAACTATTAATTGACACGCTAAATACCTATGTTGGTACAATTATATTTATGGCGTATTCTGGGATTTATAAACCTATCAATCCCAAAAAGTATCGTGGCAACCCAACTAGAGTAATTTACAGGTCACTTTGGGAACGTAAGTTCATGGTGTTCTGTGATAATAATCCCTCAATTTTAGAGTGGGGATCAGAAGAGGTTATCATACCATACAGAGCACCTGATGGTAAAGTGAGACGTTATTTTCCTGATTTCTATATAAAAGTCCGTGAGAAGACTGGAAAAATAACTAAGTATATAATAGAGGTTAAACCTAAAAAACAAACACAACCACCGAATGAGAAAAATAAAAAAACTGCTGCCTATCGTAATGCTGCATTAACGTACGCAAAGAACCAAACTAAATGGTCTGCTGCTCGTGAGTATTGTGAAGACAGGCAGATGAACTTCTTAATACTAACCGAGGATCATTTAGGAGTATGAAAAAATGGCAACAACACTATTTGAAAAAATTAGTGCTAAAACTGCAGGAGAAAAGAAATCACTAGCGTGGTATCGTTCCGCAGTAAAAGCAGAAGCTAGCTCATATAAGAAAAATTTTAATAAGTATATCTTAAAAGAAAAAAGTGATAACATTGGTGCTGTAGAAGATCAAGATGCCAATGAACTTCGTAGATATACTGTGCAAGGTCACATGTACATGTTTGAATATAAGGCAAAGATGAAACACTTGCCTTACTTTGATAAGTTTCCACTTGTATATGTTTTAAAGTCAAGTAGGAATGAATTCTGGGGAGTTAACCTACATTACTTGACACCAAAAAGAAGAATTCAAGCAACGAAAAAATTAATTCAAGGTAGAATTGACTTTCCTAAGAAGTGCTTTCATAAATACCTACAGCCTCATGTTGAAGGTTTGTTATTAGATCTAGCTGCAAGTGAATGGGATACTGCTATCCTTCTTCCTACAGAAGATTTTGTGAAAGAAACTAATGGTTTGACATTTTCTATTAAAAAAGAAGATGTCTGGAAAGAAACCGATGAGACCTTCTACGATAAGATCAGAGGACAAAGAATTGTCCGAGGTTATGGCACTACACAATCTAGGGAAATGGCAACGTAATGGCAACACCACCAAAGATAGGAGAATGGAAAAGTGTAAAGACCAGCAAAAGCACCAAGTATAAGACATGGAATGGTACTTCTTGGGTTGGTAATTCTACTGTTCAACCTAAAACTAGAAAATATCAACCAGATGGTTACAATGATCCATATGAGGATTATAATCCTTTCTTAGAAGAAGTAAGCACAATCAAAACTTCATGGGAAGGAGATGGAACTGCTATTGCAGGTGCTGGAGGTTCAGTTAGATATCCTCATGATATGTTAATTGATGAAGCTGAAGACTTTGTATCGTTTGACTTCTATGATTACAAACCACCTTTTCAAGGCAAGAAGTCAGTTGATGATGTTGGTGGTGAATCATATGCTAACCTAACTCTAGGAGATTACAACGCTACAGGATACGCAGGTGAATACTTTAAAGACAAGGCATATCCACAAATTCTCCTGTATATGCCACAAGATATTCAAGATGCTTTTGCTGCAAAATGGGAGGGTAAAAAGTTTGGACAAATCACTACTGGATTATTAGCATCTGCTGGTCAAGAGGGAAATATTGATAAACTTAAATCATTAGGAAAAACATTAGATAAAACTCTTGAGAAATCCATGGTAGAATCAGCTGCTTCAATTGTTACTGGTCTTGCTCAAAAAATAACAGGAGATACTATTTCTGCTGGTGATTTGTTTGGTGGTATATCTGGAGTTGCGAGAAACCCAAACGTAGAAGTTTTGTTCCAGAGCATGGAACTAAGAACGTTTGATCTCACATTTAAGATGTCTCCGTTTGATGATCAAGATGCTTTAAGAATAGAAGCTATCATAAAAATATTTAAGATGGCAATGTTACCTCAGTATAATCTAGGTGATGACGTTGACGTTTTTGGAAAAGATAATAAAGCACTAGATGCTGGATTTATTCAAGTTCCTAAAGTATGTGCTGTCAACTTTATGAGGGGTTCTAATAGGAATAGATTCCTTCCTAGATATAAGATGTGTGCTATCACAGATGTCAATGTGAACTATACTCCTGACAATGTTTATGCAACAATTGACAGAAACATGCCAGTAGCAACAGAATTAAAGATTAGTTTTATGGAAACAAAACTTGTATTCTCAGAAGACATCAAAGAGAGAGGTTTCTAATGTATTTTTCTTTACTACCAAACATAGAATACGATGAGAAACCAATCAGTTATCCTTTCTCAGAGTCAGACTTTGTAACTGCAAAGAATTTTTTTCGTAGATACAAATTAAATGATGATATATTTTCTTATGCTGTTTTCTTTAGTAAGTATGCGATTGAAGATGGAGAACGTCCTGATACCTTAGCACTCAAAGCATATGGTGATCCATTTTATGATTGGGTAATTCTATTGACAAATAACATGGTCAATGCACAGTATGACTGGCCAATGACTAACTATGAGATCGGTAAAGTATTAGAGTCAGAATATGATGATGCATACAATGAGATTCATCACTATGAAACTATAAAGATTGGTCAGTTTGCTTCTGGTCTACGTGTTGACGAAGCATTCTACAATGCACAACACAAAGTTAACATAGATGGTGCAGTATCAATAAAAAATGGTAGTGAGATTTGCGGTCCTGTTAAAGTTGCAGAGCATTTTTACAGGGAGAATGAAAAGAAGAGAGAAATATATTTACTTAGACCTACTTATTTCCAGTCATTTGTAGATGACTTTAGGAAAAAGAATTTATATAAAAAAGACGCCAACTATATTAGTCAGCGTCTTAAGAAAACTGGTTGACTTTTTTGACAAAAAAATACCCAGAAAATTTTTCTGGGTATTATAGAATTCAGTTTGCAAATTTGTATTTACTCTTCTGCAAGTTTTGCGAAGTATGACAACGCATCGTCATCATCAACAACTGCTTCTTTCTTTACAGGAGAAGGAGCTGCTGCTTTTTCATTGAAACGATCAGCAGTGTGATCATATCCAAGACCTTCACTCAAGTCTTCAAGAGACTCATCAACTGGACGAGCAACAGGACGTTGCCCTATACCTAGAACAAGATTCAATCTGTTTTCTAGTTCTTCATATGTCTTGAACTGATCCTTAGAAGTGAATGCCTCTAGCGAGTATTCTTTCTTCCAGACCGCTTCAAGTTCATCATCATCTGCACTAAGAGCAGACACAGAATCAAACTCACTACTGTCATAGTTCCAGTACCCTGCAACTTTTTTAATCTTCAACTTGAAGTTGGCACCTTCCCAAAGGTCAAAGACATTGACAGGAGTCTCGTCTTGGAACTCAGGTTGCATAGCAGCGAGGATCTTATCATGAATCTTCTTACCATACTTGTAAAGGAATACCTTACCTTCATTTTCTGGATGCTTAGGATCCTTAACGACATAGATGTTGCTGTAGTAAGAAAGCTTACGCTTTTGCTTACGAGCAGTCTCTTTGTCTTCATCAGCACCGCTGTTCCAGAGACGGCGGTTGACCTCACCAACGGGATCCTTCTCGTTGATTGTAGTCAAAGAATTTTCAATGTACCATCCACCAATACCTTGGAAGGCATGGGAGTACACTTTTGCCCAAGGAATGCTTTCACCTTCTGTGGCAGGAAGGAATCGGATCACGGCATAGCCGTTACCAGCAGCGTCAACCTCTGGTTTCCAGAACCTTTCATCAACGTTCTTACCGCTGGATGACTTCTCTAGTTCCTTCTGAAGGTATGAGAAGTTGTTCTGAGATTTACGCTTTAGATCTGCGAATGACATAGGATTTAATTAGATTAGTTTAGATTTGGTTTATTGCCCTATCACTGAAACATAATAACAGGCAAGGGGACGGGCGTCAACCCCCTGCCTCTGTTTGTTTTTTCATACTCGCTACTTTTTGTACGAGTTCATCAAACATTTCTTCAATAGTTGTATTAGGTGTAGCACCTAGCATTATAACACCCTGTTTCATTGTGTCAACCACAGACTTTGCCTCAGGATCATCGCTCAGTTTAGCACGAGCATAAAATATTTTTTGTTTGTCTATTAATTTTTCTAGAGCTTCAAAGTATTCCATCTTTCTATCTCTATCAAGAAGAACAAAATTCATAGCAGATCTGAAACAAAACTGCTGTAACTCTAACATTTCTTGAATGTCACCTTTAATAATATCTGATTGAAAGAAGGTCATACTAACATTAATTTTGCTCTTGATGTTTTCTTCATGAAGTTTAGTTGTTGTGCTTCGTAACGAAGTTTTTCTTTTAAAGGTTTACTGATTAATTTATTTACACTATCTAGTTCAATTTCATTTTCTTCACAGTAGTGGATGACCGAATCAATGTAATTCATTTCTGGATTGTGTAATGCAATCTTCTCCACCTCCTGCGAAAACTTCGCAGACGTCATAAATCTATCCTCTAATAATTGTTTCTTGTCCATGCCGTTCTTGATACTCCGAGATGTAGCTCATCAATGTGAGAAAATATTCTTTCTTAGGAGGATGCACTACAACTTGGGTCTCTCCGTTTTCACAAGCAACGATTGTGACGAGCTGTTTAACAGTCATCCCATATTTTTCTTGCAACATACATGCGTATGCTGTTTCTTGAACGAAGTAGTCGTATAAGTATTCTTCACGCTT